CCACACCTATATTCACGCCCATAATACGCCAGTAATGAGAGAATCACTAATGGCTATTGTGGCGTATAGACTGATTACGCTTGAGTAGTCAGCTTTTTAGATTTATTTTCAAAAAAATGGAGAAAAAAGCAAAAATCTCAATCTGCAAAAAATGCTGATACTGAATCCCTGTGCGGGCTGATAGCTGCAGGAGATGTGCAACCCCTGCAGAAAAAAAGCAAGAAATGAAACTGCAGGTTAAAAAAATCAATACCAAGCAGAAAAGTGATACGGTCCGCAAGCCCAAAAAACCAGTAAGTAGGACTAAAGCCTCGCCGAGCGGAGCGAGGACAAAGAATCTGAAACCGAAGGCAAAGAGGCGTTGAGGAGTCCGCCCGAAATCCGTTCGCTCCCCGAAATAGAGAATCCTGACTTTTTATCTAGTGATATGATTGTAATGTCCACCAAATCCACCAAGGGTAAACAGAACAAGACCACAAAAGAGAAAAGTGCCATCAAAAAGAAACGATCCTCCCTTCAAAAGGATCAAGAGAAGAAGTGAGGCATTTTTTTGTGAAGACCAGAAAAATTCAAAAGCCCAGAGGAATTGAGAACGCTGTTTAATTGCTACCTAGCAAGCTGTCAGGAGCTTGTAAAAGTTCCGAAAGAAGTTCCTGTGCAGACAGAAGAAGTAGACTGAGAACCGCTAGCAAACAGAAAAAAACCATGAATAAAGATGAAAAATAGTCTAATAACGGAATATACCATATCGGAACAGCGAAAACGAACAAAAGTTCCGACAAAATTAGGCTTCTATCTTTTTTTGGGAGGAATGAGCTCCAACACTCGGAAATCTTATGAGATAAGGGAGGACTTTTTGCAAACGGTAGAGGCTATTAACAATTTCTTTGAATGGATACTAGAAAGCTGAGGACTGGAAGGGACAATCAATCCCCAGATGGTGCAGTTCGTTCTCAATACGAGCTATGGAAGGAATCCGAAGTCTTTACAAGAGAATATGGAATATAGTTTTACATGAATAGAGATTGGAGATGTCGCACCAGAGGATATTACAACCTAAATTCACACAAAAGCAGAGAGAACTCTGGAACTACTTCAATGATCCAGCGATTACAGAGATTCTCTATTGAGGATGAGCGAGATGAGGAAAGTCTTGGGGAATGTGTGAGATTATCAATATTACCTGCATCGCTAAGCCGTGAATTGTTCGGTTAGTTGGTCGTAGTGAGTGGGATGATCTCAGGAAGACTACTCTTGCAACACTTCTTAAAGTGATGAATAATCACGGAATGCAACAAGGGAGAGAATATAACCTGAACTTGCAAACTAAAGAACTTACTTATTACAATGGGAGCAAAATTCTTTTTGTCCCACTTAAGCAACAACCAAGCGATCCTGAGTTCAACTGGCTTGGTTCATATGAAATCACTTATGGCTTCGTAGATGAAGCTCAGCAGGTCAGCAGAAAGGCAATTGATATTATCCTGAGTAGATGCACGGAAAAAATCAAAGAATACAACCTTATAGGGAAAATTATCATGACCTGCAACCCCATGAAGTGTCATCTTTACAATGACTTCATTAAGCCGCAAAAGGAGGGAACGCTTCCAGAGGATAGAGTCTTCATTCCTTCGCTTTACAAGGACAATCCGTTCATAGATCATAAAAAATATGAACAGAGTCTAAAAAGAGCGGATAAGATAACCAAGGAAAGACTATTAAATTGAAATTGGGACTATGACGATGATCCAACCAAACTCTATGAATATGACGATATTTGTGACCTATTCACCAATCACGGAGAAGGTGGTCAGCATTATATTACTTGTGATATTGCAAGGCTGGGGAATGATCACACGGTAGCAATCGTTTGGGATGGCTGGATTGGAAGAATATTCTCCTACAAAAAAAAGAGGACAACCGAAACCGCAAAAATCCTCCAATGACTGCAACAACAATACAAAGTCAAAAATTCTGATACAATCTGTGATGAAGACTGAGTCGGTGGAGGTGTTGTAGATCAGCTCGGTTGTAAAGGGTTTGTGAATAATTCTAGTCCAATCCTCACTCCTGAAGAAAAACAGATTAGAAACTACAAGAACCTGAAAGATCAATGCTACTTTGAGCTTCAATCGGTTATAGAAAGCTGAAAGATGCAACTGATCGTAATGAATAGTGATGATAAGGAATTGATCATTGAAGAGCTTGATGTTGTAAAACAAAAAAATCCTGATAAATGAGGAAAGTTGCAGATATTGAGCAAGGAGGAAGTTAAGATGCTTATCGGTCGTAGTCCTGACTTCTCAGATACTATAGCGATGAGGATGCGATTTGAACTCAACAAAAGTCCAGATATAGCAATTTATTTCATATAGAACAAAATGCTGAACCCTCTCTACCGAGAACCTCTCCCACCTCAAGACCGACCATTAGGGAAACAAGAGCTTTTTTATAAGCAGAGCTTTAAGCTTCAGTGTTTTATTTTCCTTAAGTATAGGGAAAAGCGACCCAAAAGATGGATTATGAAGTTCTTGTTTATGGCAAGTAAAGAAACCTATTATAAATATAGCAAACAAGCAAAAAATTTAATCAGAACAGTTTATCAAATAAAAAAGTCCTAAAAATAGGACAAGGGCTAGCCGATTTTTTGATTTTCTCAATAAGAGAAATAGAACAATGCTGAGATAAAGTCAGCATTTTATTTTTTGTAAAAAAAAATGACCATTTTCAGTGGAAAGAAAGTAGGAGTTGGTGTAGGACTGGAGGCAACAAGAGGACAAAAAGCCGCTATTGCGTATTGGATGCCGTGGACTGATAACACTTTCGTAGATAAGGCGAATGTAGAGTCAGAAGTAGGAGTAGTAGATACCTTGATGGACTCCATTGGATCGGAGGTAACCAAACAACGAGCTGAGGGGACAATCGGAGGACAAGTCTATCCGAATGGGATCGGTTTCTTTTTGAAGGCTCTGCTTGGTGCAGTGGCTACCACCGCAAAAGCTCCAGCTCATGAGCACACCTTTACGCTCCTAGAGAGCAATACACATCCAACCTTAACCATTGGGACAAGCTCGCCTCTAGGTTCTAGTAGCTATCCACTCGCAATGATTGAGTCAATGGATTTTAATGCTGAAGTTGGGGGAAAACTAACTGTTAGTGTTAAACTCAGAAGTAAAAAAGGAGAAGCAGTAAGTCATACTGTGCAATACCAAGATGAACACGGATTCGTAGCAAATATGCTCAAAGTCTATCTCGCAGATACGGTAGCTAAACTCAACACTGCTCAGAATATTTGCTTGCAGAGCATAACGCTTTCAATCTCTAAAGAGATTAAAGATATCGAGTGTCTTTCAAGCATTGATCCAATCGACTATATCAATGCAGGAGTAAGTATTGAAGGTAGTATGGAGATGATCTTTGAAAACAACACTTACAAGGATTTATTCCTTAACGGAACGCCTAAAGCTTTCAGAATGATTGCAGAAGATACTAAGCATCCAATCAATGGATCGCACAATAACACTTTGCAAATTGATTTAAGCAAGGTGCAGTTCACGGACTGGACTCCTGCCTATACAACTGATGATATTACCAAGCAATCAGTGAAATTCAAAGGTCATTACGATGTAAAGACAAAAAAAGCAATAGAAATCAAACTCAAAAATACACAAGCGAGCTACTAATTTTATATTCTCATCACTACAAAATGAATGAATTGCAGGCAAAATTCCTCGCTATTAGTGAGGAACAGGCAAAAATTATTCAAGATCAGCTTTCTTCTTTGGAAATCAAAGGAGAAGATTCCAATAGAAAGTTTAGGGTTGTTGCCTCAACCGAAGATATAGATAGAAGCTGAGAAGTGATTAAGCTTGATTGATGGGATTTTGAAAATTACAAGAAAAATCCTGTCGTTATCGCAAATCACATCTACAGAATTGAGAATATTGTTGGTAGGGCAACAAAAATCTGAATAGAAGATTGAAAATTGATTATTGAAGGAGTTTTTAGCAAAAGCAATCCTCTCGGAATATTATTAGCTGATCTATACGATGAAGGAATGGTAAAAACCGTTTCCGTTGGATTTATCCCGAAGCAAAGGCAGGAAGACAACCGCAGAATTATCACGAGTGCAGAATTATTGGAACTCTCTTTTGTTGCTGTTCCGTGCAATCCAGAAGCACTTAGTCTTGATCAAAAAGAATTGATGCAGAAAGGGATTGAAGCAGGAATCCTACAGTTAGAAAAAAAAGAAGAAGAACCTGCACAAAAATCAGAATTAGAAGCTTTTAAAGCTGAAATATTGGGGGAAATTCATGAGGTAAAGGCTCTCTTGCAAGCTATGGTAGATGGCAATACCAAGCAAAAAGATGAAGCGAATATTATCGCAAAGGAAACCCTCCAAAGCATTGTCAGGGCTGAAAACGAAGGTCTTGCAATGTTCAAAAAAGCCATCAGATGAGGCTAAAACCGAAAGGAAATCTGACTTTTATTCTTATTTTGTAAATAATGATGAACGAAGCACAAATGAAACAAATTGCTGAAGTATTGGCGAAATCTTTAGAGGATTCAGTTCCTGCAGCGGTAGAAGCGGCAGTAGATGCGAAACTCAAAGAATTAAACTTGTCTGATAATGCAGACATCAAAGAAATCAAGGAACAAATTAAAACCTTGGTAGAAAAAGCAAAATTTGGGAATGCTGAAGAAAATCTTGAGCAGACCAAAAAAGACTTTATCGGTGCATTAGTTGCTCTCAGAAGTGGAGATGATTCAGTAATGAAGGCAATGAATACTGGCACTGATGGAGATGGTGGATATCTTGTTCATCCTGAGTTTGAAAAGGGAGTATTGAGATTTATGGAAAACTACGGAATCTGGAAAGATTGTAATATCTCTAAAATGAACTCTAACACAAAATACTTTATCCTCAGAAAAACAGGACTCAAAGTATTCTATGTAGATGAAGCAGGAGCATACCAAGATACAAAGGGGGCTTACGAAAGAAAAGAATTGACTGCAAAAAAGATCGGTGCAATTCTTTCTGCAACTTATGAACTCATCGCTGATAGTGCAGAAGCAGATGAAATCTGGAATAAGGCTCAAGAAGAATTTGCAGAAGCTTTTGCTGCTTTCTTGGATAAAGAAGTATTGAATGGAACAGCTAGTGGGAATTCTAAAATCAAAGGAATTTGTAATCTCCAAAATGTAAATGTGATCACGACTACTGGTAATGCTGCAACATTAACAGCAGACAACTTGATTGATGCAGTGAGAAAAGTTCCTTTGAAATATAAAGAGAATGCAAAACCAGCTTGGTATCTTAGCCAAGATGCGATTGCTATCATTGAGAAGCTCAAGGATGCAGATGGAAGACCTCTTTATAGGACACTTGATAATGGAGAAAAAGGATTCTTGCTCGGATATCCTGTAAAGCTGACAGATGTGATGCCTAGTGGATCAATCGCAGTTAATACTCCATTCATCGCATTTGGAGCATTGAAGCATTTTGCTCTTGGAATCAGAAAGGGACTCAGCTTTGAAGTTGGGTATAAGTCTGGAGACTGGGAGAAAGATATTCAATCAATCAAGGGATCTGCTAGAGTATGTGGAATCTCACTTGCTGATGAAGCATTTGCAGTTATTAAAACTCATGCCTAATCTTTTGGGGAGAATGAGGAAAAAAAATCTGATTTCTTCCTCTTTTTTTATTCTTTATTGAACACATTATGAAATACGAAGTAATCAAAGGTAGAATCAATGGAAAAGTGGCTGGAGAGCTTGTAGAACTTGAAGAAGAAGTAGCTGAAAGCTACGGAGAAGACTATGTAAAACCTGTAGAATCAGAAGAAGAGGACACAGAAACTAAGTCTGTTAAAAAAGCGAAGAATAAGGCTTTATCTAATAAGGACACAGAAACTAAGGATGAACAAGGAGGAACTGATCAATAATTGTATCTCAGTCTTGGGAGGTGAACATGATGCAAAAATGGTTGAACTGATGATTCAATCAGCTTTTGCTTTTGTTAATTCCTACACCTTCCAAGACTACTCCTTAGATAAAATTGATAAGATTCCTGAAGCTATCTTCTTTGCAGTAATGGATTTAGTAAAAATCAAGCATACTCAAAAACTCGGAATAGCCTCTGAAAGATTGAGTGATCTTACCATGGTATATACTAATGAGGAAGTTCCAAATGCGGTAAAAGTGCTTTTAGATAGGTATAGAATCATCAATGTTATCTAACTGTAGAGCTGAGGTCAAAAGGCTTGTCTATGAAGACAAAGTTGCAAGATGAAAGCAGACTATAGCAACACATCCAGCCTACCTTACAGCAGTAAGCGAAAACTCTCGCATTATGGAAGCTGGCAAGTTTGGTAAAACTTATAAGCTCAGCATTACTGCTTGGGTAGATATTAGAGAGTCTGATACTATTGTAATTGATGAGCAGGAATACTCTGTGCAAGGGGTCGCACAAAGAAAAGGAGGGAATCTGGCTTTAACAACGGTAATCCTAGAAAAATGAGCCTAAGTATAAAAATCATAGGAGCAGAAAAAGTAGTAGAGAAACTCAAAACTTTCTCTGAGATTGATCTAAAAAAAGCAAGAGAAAAATGGCTGAAAGAAGCTGCAATTCTCGTAGAATGACAAGCAAAAAAGGAAGCTCCAGTAGATAAGGGGATTTTAAGGAAGTATATCAGAAGTGCGGTCTATGATGATCATGCATTGGTATATAACAATATCGCTTATGCTCTCCCAGTGCATGAGGGGCAAAAACCTCATGATATTATTATCAAACCAAACACAAAAAAAGCTCTCTTCCGAAAAGGAGCAGAGCATCCAATTAGAAGAGCGGTAAAAGTGCATCATCCTTGAACAAAAGCCAATCCTTTTTTTACGAGAGCTGTGCAAAAATCCCAAAGTAGAATTCAAAAAAGATTCTCACAAATTATTGATGCTTTAGCTTCTAATAGATTCTCATGATAAACGAGTTGAGAGCTAAAATCCTCTCAGAATTACAACAGATTGAATGAGTAGCAGAAATTTTTGATGGAATCCCTCAAAAGTTCAATGGATTCCCTTCAATCTTTTTTAATTTTGATAGAGTGGAGAGTCAAAACCTAGATAGCAACCATAATCAGAGGCAATATTATTTCCAAATCAATATCTTTCAAGAAACTACAACTCTTGGGAGCAGACAATCAGAGCTAAACCTTTGTGATATACTAGACAAAGTTCTTGAACGCTTTGATCGTTCAGATTTGGACTGATTAGCCCTCAAGATAGATGCAGTCGGTGGAGATGTGCAAAGTGTAGAAACAGAAAGCTGACCGACTTTGCATGCAATCGTATTACTTGCCATCCATACTGATTTTAGTCTTTGAATGTAAAAAAATGATCTCCCGAATAAAAAAGGTATTCAAAAAAACAGAATCAGGTTTTTTAGCTCTTTTTGGAGGATTTTTTGGTGATAAAGTAATTAAAGATCATGAGTATATCAGTTTCTTTGTAGGGCGACAATATGCAGCGATTACTGCAATTGCAGATAGTCTTTCTGGTCTGAATTGGAGATTAGCAAACAAAAAAGATCAAGCAATCCAGCACGAATACCTAGAATATATTACTCCTGAACTTATCAACAATATAGCAGTTTTTATGAAGATGGCGGGAACCGCTTATGTTTGGAAGATTAAAAATGGGAATAAGGTATGGGGGCTTTCTATGCTTTTACCATGGAATATCACTGCAAAAGTAGATAACAGCTGACACCTAAACGGTTGGATATACCGTGAAGGAGGGAAAGAAATCAGGCTAGAAGCCGATGAAGTCATGGTCTTCGCAGAATTCAATCCATCACAAAGGTATCCGTATATCACGAGGGGATACAGCCCAATTCAGGCAATCGCAATGACCATCAGATGAGAAAAGGAGATAGAAAAGTGGAATTATGCACTACTGAATAATGATGTCCCTCCTGGAATGATTCTCACCACTGAACAGGCAATGGATAAAGATCAAATTGAAAAAGTAAGAGTAAGTTGGGAGGCTCGTCATAGTGGATCAGATAATGTAGGGAAACTCGCAATCCTTCCCTTTGGAATTAAGCCAGCAAACTTTCAGTCTTCTCCTAAGGAAATGGAGTTTATAGCTCAGCAAAGCTGGGACAGGGATAAAATCCTAGCTATCTATAAAGTGCCTAAAGCGATCCTTGGAATTGGAGAGGGGGTAAATGTAGGAAATGTAAAGGCTTTCAATCAAACTTTTGCTTCTCGCTGTATTGAGCCGTTGGCAAAAAAGATTGCTCGTGTATTCAATGATCAACTTTTCGGAGGAATTGGAGTTTTTGAGTTTTTGAATGTGTTGCCGACTGATGAAGAAGAGGTAAGGAATCACTATTTTGCAGGAGGAATAACGAGAAATGAATACAGACAAGAACTCTGATATAAACCCATCAAGTGAGGAGATATCTTTATGGATGGAACTGAAGCAGAAGTAGCTCAAGAAGCTAAAAAAGAAAGTATCTGAATTAGTATGAAATCGGTAGACTTCCAGACAATTGTTAAGGAGAATATCAAGCGATCTGAAGAATGGATGCAGAAAAGGCGGATCCAAAAACAGAAAAAAAATGCTGATTATGAAAAAAGATTAAAAATTTGATTTATGAAAATTTTTGAAAAACAAAAGCAAGATGTTTTGAAAAGATTTGATGAAAATAATAAAAAAGCCTTCAAGACTACCGACTATCAAATGCTCATGAAGTATTACGCTCTGTATCATATCTATCTCAGACCCGAGCTGGAAAAACTTATCTCTGAAGAAGGAATAAGAGCAATGAGAGAACTAGATGTAGAGCTAGAATTTAATATCAATACCGACAAAATCAAAAAAGAGCTGAAGCAAAAAATCCAACTCATCGCAAAAAATGTAGATGCTCTAACCGATGAGAAGATCGGAAAAGTTGTAGAAATGGGGCTTGCTGGAAACCTACAACCAGAAGAGATCAAAAAAGAACTCGTAAAAGTCTTTGATGAACTCCAAGGTCGCAGACTAGAAACCATCGTAAGAACGGAAGCAATCAGATTTGGGACTTATGCTGAGCAATCAGCACGAGAACAATCTGGCGTAGTTAAGTCTAAGCAGTGGCGAACTGCTATTGATGAAAGAGTCTGTGAGCATTGTGGGAAGATGCACGGAAAAAAAGTTGCACTACAGGAGGATTTTTTCAAAAAAGGATCAGTAATGATTGGGAACAATGGGGGAAGATTGAAGCTAGAGTATGGAAATGTAATTGGAAGTCCTCTGCATCCTAATTGTAGGTGTGATATGATTCCTCTGATTGAGTAAAAAGTGTTTGCAATCAATATGAAAAACGCTATTTTGAGTCGTGTTTTTTATATTTCTTTCTGAATTTATGGTTCGCAATGAAGAGTATTATATGGAACAATTAAATAAATTTGACAAAGCACTTTCTATGCCAAATAAACGATGAATAGATTTTGTAGAAGTAATTCTTTTATTGCTTTGTACGGACCATATTCCTGGGATGGATATTTATGCCCTTGATCTAGATGAAGATGATTATGAAAGTTTGAAGAAATTTATTTTTACATATTACAAAAAGTTCTGAAAAGAAACTACATTTGTAATGAATAAACATATCTCATGAGATGACCTGATATTTGACTATTCAGATAGATTAGTAAGAAAGGGATATAAAAAAGAAATAAAGATAGGAGGCACAACACAAATTTCAATTAACGAAAAGGGAGTTGCTCTTCTTAATGAACTTTCATTGTTAGCGCAATGAAATGTACTTCAAAGATTTGAAACAACTCTAAGAGAATTTCCATCTTTATTGGCACTTTTAATAGCGATTGTTTGAGCTGTTGTTTCCCTTTTAATTGCGATAATATGATCTACACCAAAAATTTACCTATATCCTATTTTTTAGTTTTTTGCTATTTTAATTAGCTCTTGCAATTCATCACATCTTAAATCTCAATATCTTCAATAAGATAGCTGATCTTGGAAATATGCAAGCATTTTCTGATATCTTCCTAAAGATATGGGAGAGTGAGAATTTTTACCTGCATCTTCTAAATAAAAACTTGGGATAGATTGAAGAAAGTTTGCATAATGAACATATGGATAATCGTTTAAATGATCAAACCCATCAAATTCCAAATAAGATAGTTCTAGCCCCTCTTTTTCTTCTTCAGAAAGATTTTTAATTGAATCTTTGATTTTTATAAACATCCATAAAATTTCTTGAACTTCTTTACATAATTCTTCTGACATTTCCTTTTCAATATCAAGGGATTGTGCATAACGAATTGAGAATCAATCCTTATATGTTCTCATGTTTTCGTAATGTTTTTTTTCATTTTCAGGATAAAGTTTAGCTAAAATCAATTCTTGATTTGCTAAAATTCTTCTCTCTACTTCTGTTAATTTGATAGTCATATTGATATTTATTTAGCAAATAAAACCTACTTACAAAAAGCCTTATCCACATACTCTTTTTCTCCCTTATCTGTCAGGTAGTAGCATCCACCTTTAGGTCCACGATGATAAACCTTTTCTACTACTTGTTCAGGTTTTTTTTCTTCTTTGCCACTTTCAATTCTACTTCTTTCTCCTTTACAAGCCGAATCAGCCCAAAGCCCAAATTTCTTTTCTGAGGCTGCTTTTTGAGCAGACTTGAACTCTGATTGATATTTGTATGGGAGATTATAAGTGTATTCAAACCCATATCCATCTTCAATCATTTTTTGGTTTAGATTTACTCCGTTTACCACTACATATCCAAGCAGTCTTCCGTATTTATCAGTTGCGGTTTGTGTAGGATCAGATTCAATCTGCACTTCTTTTGCATCTTTCAAAAGGAGCTGAAGATGATTAGCTGCTTCTTTCCCGAAACATTCCGCATAACCATATCTCATGGTGGTGCTTTCTGGAGCATCAAGCCCAATCATACGAACAGACTGTTCTTTTCCTTCAGAGTTTTTAACTCTGATCGTATCTCCATCCACGACCTCAAGGAGAGTGTAGTTTAACAATTCAGATTTCTTTTCTTCTTTTACTTTGAAATCTTGGTCAAAAGTGCTATTGAGGATTTTTACGGCTTCTTTTACGACTGGATCCTTACAAGTTGTTTCACATCCAGCGAAAAGAGTTTTAATCATTTTAGTATCTTTCTCCCTATTTTTTGACTGATCTAAAATCATTTTTACAATTACTTTTAATTGTTCAGCTTTCTGTTCTGCTGGAGTTGCCGCGAAAGAAATGGACTGGAATCCTAAAAATCCTACTAAGAGAAGCGCAAGAAGTTTTTTCATAGTATGATAATAAAAAATAAAAACTACTGAGTAGGTTATGTTTCCTCATAAAAAAATCAAGACAGAAAAAGTCCTAAAAATAGACCTCTGAATAGTCAGATTTTTGCTTTTTTTATTTACCTATTTATACAAAAGCTAGTTTTATATTTCCCACTATTATCATGCAAATCGGAAATCTCAACATCACTTTCCTAGACAAAATTACGGTAAGGGAATTTCAGCAAATTGCAAGGATTAACACCCAATTTCAAAACAAGGAAATTGATGAAATTGAACTCGGAAATCAGCTTGCAAAGTTCATTATTGCAGAAATTAACTGAGAAACAGATAATGAAAAAATCCTAAATCTGATTTTAGATATGGAGAGTATTGAAGACTATACAGCTCTTAACGAAGCAGTAGCAAAAAGAATTGATGCCCTCGTAAACCCGTCAAAAAAAAAGAGCTAGAGTATGAATACTCCAAGCTTTTTAAGTGATTGTGATGAACAGCACTTGAGGAAATCAAAGCTGTAGAAGTGATGAAATATATGCACTGGAGCTATGAAGAATACTTAAATTGCCCTATAGAAATTATGCAGGCAATAGTAGTTAGGATGGAATTGGAAGCTAAAAAGCCATAATTCCCCACACCACTAATCCTAAAAAGATAAGGATTGCAATAGCAAAACCCGCCTGAACTCCACTTGGAAGCTCTGTATCTCATTTATATCAAGATCCCTTTAGTACTGCTGCTTTCTTAGCATCTTCAGCAACAACACGGAGGTGAGGGGCAAGTAGCCTGATCTCTTCTCGTGACATATCTTCTCGTTTCATCTTGATGAATAATACTAAATAAAACAACTGAATTATAAATCTTTTACATGAAAAAGCAAGCAAAATGGCAGTAAAAAATGCGATAGAGATTATCATCTCTGCTACAGATAAAGCATCTGCTGTTTTTGCAAAATCAGCAAATGGGCTTAAGGGGGTGTCTGAGAAGATGCAACAACGATCTAATCAAAACGAGTATTCCCTAAATAGAATGAATAGTATTGGAAAGCAGGTGCTTTCAAAAATGGGGGGGTATATAGAAGACTTTACAGATAAGGCAAGTAAAACAAAAGAGGCTGAAGAAGCTATGAATAGGCTTTCTAAAAATTTAAATTTGAATTCAAAAGATATTTTATCTGGGTTGCAAAATGCTTCTAAAGGTGCAGTTTCTAATTATGACCTTATTCTCTCAGCAAATAAGGCGATGTCGCTTGGAGTCGCGAAGAATACAAATGATTTTACCACTCTCATGGAGATTGCAAGAATTAAAGCAAAGAACATGGGAATTACAACCACTCAAGCTTATAATGATATCGTTACTGGTCTTGGGCGTGGCTCAGCAATGATTCTTGATAATCTAGGAATTACAATCAATGCTGCTCAAGCTAATGAAGAATATGCAAAATCAATAGGTAAAACAGTAAGCCAACTCACTGATGCGGAAAAAAAACAAGCATTGATAAATAAGGTTGTAGCTGATGGGAAGAAAGAATTAGAGGCTGCAGGTGAGATAATGCTAACTGATGCAGAAAGAAGACAAAAGCTGATTGCACAAATAGAGAATATGAAAGATAGAATCTGAAACGCTCTCTTGCCGACAGTACAAAAATTAATGGAAGCAATTACTCCTCTCATAGAAAGATTTACTCAGTGGGTAGAAAAAAATCCAAAACTCGTAGCATGAATTATTCAAGTGGTAGGATGGGTAAGTGCTTTTGCAGTTGTTCTTTCTTCTATTGGATTAGCGATTTGACCAATAGCAAGTGCCATGAATATGTTTGGGAATGTTATTTTTTGATTAGGGAAGCTCATCCCATTGATAAGTTGAGGACTTTCTTCTCTGTGACCAATTGTGGCGACTCTCACTTGACCTATTGGTTGGGTTGTCGCTGCCCTTACTGCACTAGGAGTCGCTTATGCTACGAATTTTGGAGGATTTAGAGATTTTGTACATGAAATCCGAGCAGAAATACAACCAGTATTGGTTGAGATCGGAACGGTTTTTAAGGAGGTTTTTTTGCAGATTTGGGAGGTTATCAGTGAGGTTTGGAATCAATTAGCAGAAATACTAAAACCACTGCGAGATGATTTTTGACCTTATATCAAAGCCGTTCTACTATGAATTGTAGATGCAGTCGTTATGTGTGTAAAAGCAATCGGAGAAAATATTGTAGCATTAGTGAAAACTTTCGGAGAAATTATTGATTTTGTGAAAAATATATTCACTGGGAATTGGTCTTGAGCTTGGGAAAATATCAAAAATATCTTCAAAATCCGATATGATGCGATCATTGGAATTTTCTGAGCTTTCAATATTGATCTTCCCTCAATCATAGAAACGATAAAAACAACAATTACTGACCTCCGAAATGGAATGTTTAATGGACTAAAAAATATTGCCAAAGGTGCAATTGACCGAATTTCAGGGAAAATTAGCTCTATTTGGGATAAGATTCAAGCTGCAAAAGATGCTATTGCAAGCTTACGAGGAGGAGGCTCTAGCGAAAGTGTAGCATGAGCTCGTGCAAGTGGTGGTAGTGTGATTGCTGGTCAGCTTTATAAAATCAATGAACTAGGCTCTGAATACTTCCGCCCTGCAGTTAATGGAACAATCAGTAGATCTCCTAGTTCATCCAGTCCTCAGATCAGTCTCCAATTTGGAGATGTGCATATTGGTAGCGAAAGCGATATAAATACTTTTACTGAGAAAGTAAGGGCGGTGTTAATTGAGAATTACCGCAATTTAGCTTTATGAACTTATTAAAATAATGTTTGGAAAAATCCTCTATGGACAAGTACTCTATGGAAACAACCAAAGACCGAAAAACTGATCAATTATGATTGAGCAAATAGGATTTGGGGCTTATGATTTTTCCGATATTCTGATTTCTAATATTCCTGATAGTTATGACGGTAATGAATTTGACTTACAGACTTATCAGCTGACTACACACGGTCAAGGACTCAGCAACTGGCTCATAAAAGGGAAAAGATTGACTATCAAATGATGGATACAAGCAGAAAATCAAGAAGAACTAGAGAGAAAAATCAACCGCATTAAAGCTCATCTGCTGAATGGAGAACAGACGCTGTATATAAAAAGAAAAAGCTGACTTCTCAAAACGAAAGCCGTAGTTGCTGGATTGAGCACCCCTAGGAAAAGTCGGACAATCAATACGGTAGAGATCATGATTACCTTTCAGATTTCTGATCCTTTTTTGTATTCGGAACATACCAACGAACTCGGCTTTTCCGGTATCAATGCTCTTTTCAATACTACGATAGAATACCTCAGTGGTTCTCGTCCTGCGAAGCCATCACTCTATATTGCTTTTGGAAATACAGAAGCCGTAAACCAAGTAGAGATAACCATCGGAGGAAAACTCTTACAAATCAATCAAGCTATAAAAGCCTGAGATATTCTTGCAATCAGTGGAGAAAAGCTAGATGTGGCACTTAATGGGAAACGAGGAATTGACTGGATAGGAGAATTTGGAGAGCTAGCAATTGGAGAAAGCTCGGTGCAGGTAAAAATCAACGGAAATTTTGAGGCAGAAATCTTTATCCAGTATTCTGATACCTATGTATAGCATAAAAATTTACGATAGGAACTGAGTTTTTAAGGCTACGCTAAGTGAAAAGCTCGTAAATTGTGGCTACTCCTTTTCTGCTACCGTAAATGGTGGATTTTCTGGTTTAAGTTTTGAATACTTTGGGAAAGTAGAAATCAAGCATAGAGAAAGAATAAAAATCTATAAGGGAACTCAGGCAATCTATCAAGGATTTGTAATTGGGATTGCAAAACTCTCGGATAGGAGCTGAAAAAAGCAAGTTATCAATTGTAGTGGAATGCTCGGTTTACTCTCATTTATACCTTACCTAAACAAGACTCAAACTGCCAATCCAAGCCAACTGATTCGTGATCTTTTTGCTGATCTACCATGATTTACGACCTCAGAAATTCAAGAATATCATGGAGAAATTACCCTCAAAAGTGAGAATCTGACTTTTCTGACTTTTTTACAGGAGGTACTCAAACATACGAGAGATTGGGGATTCTTTATAGATGCGGAGAATGTAGTGCGTTTCGGTCCGTATAGCATTCATCATCTGCTAACTTATGAAGAGAATTGCTATAGCATAGATATCGCAGAGGAAAGCTCCAATTATTTCAATCATATTGTGC